CGCCAGTTCCTGCTTAGGGCTAGGTACTGACAGGTATTAAAAAGGGGAGTCATAATATACTCCCCTTTAACAATTTATTCTTCTATTAGAAGTTGAAACCACCGGCTGCCGCAGGAGCAGATGCAGCATTGGTAGCAGTAGGCGCTGCCGCCTTCTGTGCCTGATACTCTTCAGCTCTCTTCTTAACATCAGCGAGATAAGTCTCTCTGTCAGCCATAGCTTTCTTAATATCTTCCATTGTAAGAGTCTTTTCATCACCAAACTCATAAGGCTCAGGATTAGCACCTGTTACCACATATTCACGAACAGTCTTGGTATACTCTTTTACAACAGGCTCTCCGAAAGCAGATTCCTCTTCCCTTCTATCGACAAGAGACTGAGAAGTAATCTGACCCCAAACCTTAGTAAACACGATGTTAGTTGGAGAAGCGTCAAGGCTCTCAAAATACTCCATACCTTTCTTGCTGCGGACAGTAAACTCTACAGGAAGAATAGCACCTCTGAAGTTGAAAATAGCACCTTTTAAGACACCATGCTCAGTAATGTTCCTCTCTTCATCTGCTTCAACGACTTTGAAACCATTGATAGCCATATCCGCCTCAAATCTGTTTCTGCTGAGAAGGTCATCTGTAAGTGTATTTACAAGATTAGCAAATCCGCCTTCATTTCTCTTTGCGGAAATCAGTTCCTCTTTTCCATTTCTATTGGTATAGAAATCATTAAGAGCGAGGCTCGGAGAAAGCTTAACCTTCAATGCACCATCTTTTCCTGCTGTAACAACAGTCTTTCCTTCATCCATGATTTTCTTAAGAACTATGTAAGTGCTATTGCTTGCACCAGTCTTAGTGGTTGGAGTTACATAAGTGTAGTAAACTGTTACTACATTCATACCCTCTTCATCAGTTTGGACATCAATAGAACCATTGATAAACTCTTTACCAAAGTTCTCAGATTCCTTATTCTGAACGGTCTTTAATGCCAAGTTATGGTCATACACATATCCTTCAATAGTCTCTCTGTTAATAATTTTTTCTTTCATAAACAATATTCTCCTTTTATAATTATGATTCTATACTTATATTATACCAAAATTTTTCAGATTAGTCAAGAGAAAAGCTTAGGTTAAAACCACTTCATCACCTTTATCAGTTAAGGCATAAATGATTGGGTCAGCACCTACTTTAGTAACATATCCGTCAGAAACAAGCTTGCGGATGGCGCCAGAGACAGTTCTTGTAGTGAGTCCCGCCTTTTCCGCAATGGTGCTTGACTTAAACAAGTTCTTAGCACTCTCTTTATTTTCTTTCATGGTCGCAAGAATAATCTTACCATTATCTGTGAAAGGCGGTTTCTCTTTCTCAACGCCTGACTTAAGTGTTTCAAAATAGGCTGCCGCATCCTCTGATAAAGTTGCTCCATTAGCAAGAATAGCGTTAATCTCTGATACAAAAATATCCTTCTTTGTCATAATCTTATCTCCTCTTAATCAAAATCATCTTTAGTTTTATGTCTATATTTATATTTATAATACTGGTGGTTCTTTTTTAGGTCTGTGCCCGCAACAATGCTTTTCAGTGCAGAACCCACTTACTTCACATTTGATTTTAAAATGTTCATCTACAAGGTATTTCCATTCATAAGAATATGAAGATAATGCTTCCATAATATCCTTCATTAACTGGCGATATTCCCAATAGGCTCTTGTGCATAGCCGCTGATGAGACATATCAATCAAGTGTCTAGCGTTAGTGCGGATAACGACTTGAGTACACATTCCAAGCGGCAAGAGGTTAGCAATATCCTCCCTAGGAATGCCATCATCTTCAAGAGCAGACATAACCATCTTTGTTGCGGCGATGGTTGCCTGATACCTGTCTAGGGCATGCTTGTTCTTTGCGATAGATGGAGGTATAACACAGTTAAAGTCTTGGTAGTCAATGTATCTTGTGCTAGACTGAAGGCGGGTAGGGCTGCCGCCAATGTGTGTGTATAACTCTCTCATTACTCTTGCAGAATACCCATCTAAGATAAGATATACCTGTGGAAATTCTGCTACCCGCATATGTCCACTCTCTAAACATTCTTTCCCTCTTTTATAGTTTTTCAAGTCTGAATCTATATCAGCTCCCCAACAGCATCCACTCTCTTTCCCCATTAGAGAGATTGGGTACTTTGAGGTCTCCTCTTGAACAATTACTTTTCCCATTAGATGAACTCCTCAGCGATTTCATCAATAACTCCAAGCTTTAATGCTTCATCAGCCAAGAGCCACCAGTCATCTTTAATATGCTCCTTGTACTCTTCCGGAGTAATATTCGTATACTTGAGAGTGATATCCTCAAGCTGTCTCATTTCCTTCTGATAGAAGTCAGCAAAATTTCTGAACTTACTTGCGTCAGAAGCAGTTCCAGTAGAACCTTCATGGTACAAATAAGATGAGTGCGGATAGCCGATTCTCTTATGACAAGCAATCAAGGTGAAGAAACCTCCGCTATATGCAGAACCAGCGCAAATTCCCCAAACTGGAGTCTTAGACATTCTGATTGCATCAATCATAATAAATGAATCAATAAGGCTGCCGCCGCTTGAGTCGATATACAACTTAATTGGTTCTCTCTTGTCTACAGGAACATTATGCTTATCATCATATCTGTTCCAAAAACGAATCAATCCCTCGATAGTAGTACCAACGCCGCCCTCAATATCAGCAAGATAAATCTCTCTATTGAGGTATCCATCAAGGTTTACAACATCTTCAAAAGACTTGACATCTTCTTTAACATTAGTGTCAAGAGCATCAATAAGGTCGTTTAAATCAAATTCCTGAACATTCTTAATCTTCATATACATAATCTCCTTCTTCTCTTATATCTTCTTAGGTGCGCTGATGCTATTGTAACCATAGTCTTTTGAGTTGTATAATTCTATATAATACTTCTCTTTTTCATTTAGTTGGTCACATGGACATTCTTCTAAAACTTCAAAAGAGAAATTCCATAGTCCATACTCTTGCATAGCCTTGTAAAGCTTATTTCCTGCGGGAGTGTCAATACCTAACCCGCACTTTGCGTGTTCTGCTAATCTCGTTTGTATGTTTACTGCTTGACCAACATAACATTCTTTTGTCTTTACATTAGTGATTTTGTAAATACCGCTCTTTTCTGTTGTCCCTACCACATTTGCGGCAAGGGCTTTTAAAGGCTTTTGAAAGAATGTTTGCCATATCAGCATACTTAAGATTCTGCTTTTATTTAATGATGGTTTCAAGGCTTCTAATTTTAAAATATCAGCCTTGTCCGCATCTGATATATCTAAACAATAGAAAGATAGATTGTCTTCCATTGCTAACTCTCTTCGTGCTGCTTCTACTGCGGCAGCCCGCGTGTTCCGCATCTTATCGAGCTCTTGTCTGATACCATCAAGCTCTTGCATAAGATTTAGCTGTAAGTCTCCATAAGATGAATTGAGACGCTCTACATTCTCATTGTATTCTTTTTCTATTTTATCATATTGTTTTTCAAGAATCTCCATGTAGTTTTCAAGTGCTTTATCTGAAAGGGATTCTTGACTTTCAAGTGTTTCTTTAAGGGTTTTTAATAACCTCTCTTCTTGTGCAACTTGCAGACCTAATTCACTTCTTACATTTAGGAAGTTGTTAATCTCAATCTGTAAGTGTTCTTTTTCTTTCTTTAACTCTTCATTTGACTTTAGTTTTAAAGTTCCAAAGTAAGCGGCAAAGCATATACTTGCTATTGAAATTATAAGTAACGCTAAGTTCATAGAAAATCCTCTTTTTAAAAAAGGCAGAGAAGTTAATACTCCTCTGCCATTCTTAGTTTATCAATGCAGCTAAATTGTGAATTATTCCTTTTCCTTCATCTTAGCCATCATAGCTTCATTGTCAGCCTTTAAAGCTGCATCGTGGTCATAAGCCTCACCTGCCTCAGTAAGCTTAATGAACTTAACTAGCTTGTGAAGTCCGCCTTCAACCTCAACCTCTGCCGGGAATCTGTCTGCATATCCCTTTCTCTTAAGACCAGAAGTAACTACGCCATCTACAGTCCTCTTATCAAGACCAGTCTGTGCTGCAATGTCTGCTGCTGTAAGATTTGCACCCTGATTGTTCTTTAAGAAATTCCATACCAATAAACTCTTCTCTGATAATGCCTTACCCATATTTTTTTCTCCTTTGTAATAAAAAATTGTTTGTTTTTCTTAAAGTGATAGATTTCACTTTGTTATAATAATTATACCAAAAAATTTTCAATTTGTCAAGAATTTTTTCATCAACATTTCGTCTATTCTTAATAAATCCTCAAGTGAACAATCTACAAGCAGTTCTTCCATCTGAGCCATTTTTTCTGATATATTATCTTCATTTTTACATTCTTCTTCGAGCCTTGCAATCTCTCTAGCAAGAACTCGCCGTTCTTTTCTATTCATTGCTACATCTATCTCCTTATGCATATATTATATCAAAATTTTTTCTAAAATGCAAGATTTTTTTGCACATAAGGAAAATTTTTGTATACTCATTATATTTCAAAAGTAAGGATTTTGGTTTAATCAACCTTGTCCAAACATGCCTATAAACTCTTCCTCTGTAATGATAGGCACGCCAGCTTTTTTAGCTGCTACATTTTTGGAAGAAGTGCTTAGAGAATCATTGTTAATTAAATAACTTACTTTAGAACTCATACTTGAAACTACTTTTCCACCAATAGATTCAATGTAGTCCTTTAAAGAATCTCTGTTCTTCCATTTATTTACTTTGCCTGTAATACAGAATGTAAGTGCGGCAGCCGAGGTTGTTACATCTTCGACCTTGGTCTGTTCAGTGAAATGACAGGCCGCCGCAAGTTCATCAGCTTCGCTATAATCAAAGTTCTGAATCGCTCTTTCAATTTCCAATCCAAAACCGTCGAAGTGTGCCCATGAACCTTTTCTCTTGTTCTTAAAATCTTCCCAAGTTGGGCAAATTTTAGCTATTTCTTTAGAGACTGTTGTTCCGACTAAAGGAATCCCTAAGCCAGAAATAAATCTCCAAAGTTCACAGTTTTTGCTCTCTTCAATAGCAGAAAGGATTTTCTCAACGCTCTTTTCTCCAAACCCTGTTCTTCCAATCCATTCGCTCTTATGAAGGTGCAAATTATATAGGTCTTTAACTCCTTTAAGCCAATCCCATTCAACTAGCTTCTCTATTGTAGAAATAGATAGACCTTTAATATCGAGTCCTTTTTTGCCGCAGAAATGGTTAATCCTTTGAGATATTTTTGCATAACAGTGCGGATTAGCACACCATAAAGTTCTCACTCCATCGTTATCTATAATAGCAAGGTTGCCGCCGCATGAGGGACAGGATAATGGCGGTTCAATGAAATTCACGACCTCTGGATTTTTCTCCGCCCAAGTAATTTGAGGAATAATCATATTTTTCTTAACGACCTTAATTGGCTGACCTTTGTAAGGTCTACTGCCTACTACATCCAAGAGAACACTAATATTGTGTAAGCTTGCTCTATTACAAACAGAACCTTCAATTTCAACATCCTCATAAATAGCAACTGGTGTTAAGACTCCTGTTCTACCTACATTGAACTCAATATCTAATAAGCGGGATTCTACTTCTTCATCGTAGAATTTAAATGCAATCGCATTCTTAAAGTGATGTTCAGTTTTACCTAAAGACTTTCCATATTCAATATCGTCAAACTTGAATACTACTCCATCAATAGGATAACCAAATGTAACAGCACTCGCTTTTAGCTTCTCTATGTCACGCTCAATCCCATCCCCGCTAGTATAAGGAACCACAGTGAAGCCATAGTTCTCAAGCTTATCTAGCTTGTCACTGACTTTTACACAATCATCGAACCCTTCAATAACATCCCATGCAACAAAACTTAAATTGCGGGAGGAACATTCTTTGGAGTCAAGCAATCTGATACTGCCTGCCGCAAAATTCCTAGGATTCTTGTACTTATCTGAAAAGCTCTTGAAAGATTCATAATCACAAATCACTTCTCCATCCACGACTAAATCCTCTTTATAAGAAATAGTCTTTGGAATATTTTCAAGAACTCTCGCATTGTGGAGAATATTTTCTCCAATTTTACCATCTCCGCGGGTCTCCGCAGAAACTAGCTTGCCGCCAACATATCGAAGTGAGCAGGTTAAACCATCCATCTTGTCCATCGCAAGATATTCTCTTCCTTGAAGAAATTCCTTCACTTCCTCAATGCTTTTGGTCTTATCTAAGGAAAGCATATCGTGACCATGCTCTGTTTTTTCAAGAGCAGATACAGTAGAAAAGATAACCCTCTTTGTTGGAGAGTCTGGATAGATTAAACCTGTTTCTTCCTCAAGAGCAACTAACTCAAAATACAGGTCATCCCACTCTTTATCAGAAATTGCGGGAACCCCTTTATCATAAAGCTCTGTGTAACGATTTAGCAACTGGATTATTTTTTCAATACGCAACTTTTGCTCTTCAGTATAAACTGGTTTTACCATATTTTTCTTTATTCCTTTCCTTAAGATATATATATTATATCAAAAATTTTTAAAAAAGTAAAGGGAGATGTATACCATCTCCCTTAAAACAACACTATATCTTGGTTACTGAAACTGCTCTTGTTCCTTTAATCATCATATTACCCTTGGTACTGCGAGACATTAAAGGAATGTCTTTCGCACTGAAACAAATGTTAGTTTTCATTCCATTAAGCAAAATCATATCATCATCAGAGACCATTGCCGCACCAATTACTTCTTCTTCATTTTTTGGATAGATTATGAGACCTTTTCCGCCTCTTGATTGATTCATAAAGTTAGATAAATCCATCTTCTTACCCAAACCTGAAGCTGTGAATGTAGCAAGAGTATCAGAGTCTTTATGAACTGGAACTACAGAAACTACAGAATCTCCTTCCGTAAGTTTCATACCAATAACTCCTAGTGTATTCTTTCCACTGGCTCCAATATCCTTAATTGAGAATCTGATTGCCATTCCATTCTTAGAAATAATGATAACATCTTCATCATCCATGAATAGAATATCAACTAATTCATCACCTTCTTTAAGCTTAATTGCGGCGACTCCTGTATTTCTATTGGTTTTTGTATACTCCTCTAATAAAGACTTCTTAATCATACCACCTCTTGTTACAAAGACAATATGCTTAGGTGTTGAAGTCCTATGCAAAGAAGAGATAGCCATTACCTTTTCGTTAGGTTCTAGCTTAACAATATTGCTTACTGCGGCAGCCTTTTCACTTGGAACTGCGGAGACCAAAGTCCTATACATCTTTCCTTTATTAGTAAAGTACATCAATGTATCAAGGGTGTTAGTCTTAATAGTATCTAAAATTACCTCGTCCGCAGATTTTAAACCTTTTCCGCCTTTCTTTTGTACCTTAAATGATGCCACAGGAACCCTCTTGATTGCCCCTGTCTGTGTAATGGTCACGACTACATCCTCCGGAAGGGCGGCCGCTGCAACCTTCTTTTCCTTAATAATCTCAACATCAAGAAGTTGAGTTCTTCTTTCATCACCATAATCAGCTTTTAGCTTACTAACCTTACCAATAAGTTTTTCATCGCGATAAGGTTTCTCATTGATGATTTTATTACACTCCGCAATAATCAACTTCTTTTGCTCAAGTTCTTTAAGTAAATCCTCTTTATCAAGCTTAGTTAATTTACCTAGCCGCATATCAAGTACAGCTTTTGCTTGAATTTCATCAAGAATAAATCTGTCCATTAACTTTCTCTTTGCGTCTGATGTATCTTGAGATTCCTTAATTAACTTGATTGCTTCATCAATATCCTTAAGTACAATGAGGAGTCCTTCTAAAATATGTGCTCTTTTCTCTGCCTTATCCTTATCATATTCTGTTGCTTTGATAAGAACATTAGTCTGATGCTTGACATACGCATCAATCAAATCAAGCATAGAGCACATTCTAGGAGTTCCATCTACAATGTAATTCATATTATAAGATAAAGTTGTTTGCAAATCAGTCAAAGCAAATAGCTTATTTAAGACAGAATCTACACTAATTCCCCTCTTGACTTTAAATACCAGTCTGTTTTGACCAAGACTAGATTCATCATTAAAATCATCAAGAAGTCCATCAAACACATCAATGTTCTTTTCAATCTGCTCCTTAATCTTATTTCTATAAGTTCTATAAGGAATTGAAGTGAACACAATGGTTTGACCATTCACTTCATGGACTCCGCGCACCTTTAACGATACTGCAGAATGACCTGTTGCAAAAGCAGCTCTAATGTCTCGACTGTTTAAGACAATATTCGGTAGAGGAAAATCTGGCCCCTTTATATGAGCCATTAACTCATCTATTGTCATATCATTATTCTTGATATAAGCAACAATAGCATCACAGACTTCACTAAGATTATTGGGAAGTGAGTTGTGCGCCATTGAAAGTCCTATTGCTTGCTTACCATTACAAAGAGCATTTGGAAAGAGACCTGGCAATACAACAGGCTCCATGTATTCTCCATTATAAGTCTCCTTTAGCGGAACCACACCCTTGCTAAAATCTTGCATCATCAAGTCCGCATAGACAGAAGGAGCGGCCTCGGTATATCTTGAGCTTGCACACATCTCGTTATTTTCTTGGGTGCCTAATGAGCCCTGCCCTCTAATGAGCGGATAACGCATGAGGTAACCCTGTGCCATCTTGCATAGTACCCCGTAACATGCTTGGTCACCGTGAAAGTAGCTCGTTGATAGGGTGGATCCGACCACGGCATTGCATTTCTTAGTCTTGCTCTTGCTATTCATCTTCAAGAAGTCTTCCATTGTCCATAGAATCTTTCTCTGTGCGGAGAGCAGTCCATCTTCCGCAGATGGGATTGCTCTATCTGTAAGCACTTCTGAACCATAAGTTAAAAAGCAATCTTTACTCTCTTCTCTTATATCTACTTCTGTAATAAATTCACTCATTATTACCTCCATTAATCAAAGTTAAATCCTAATCTTTCAGCATTATCATAAATAAATTGCTTTCTAGGCTGAACTGCTTGCCCCTCTAAAACTTCTAATAAACGCTCGGCTTCTTCTACATCAGCCACGGTGATACGCTTGAAACGCTGGTCTTTAAAGCACACATCATGCAAGTCCTGTGCGTTGAGCTCACCAAGACCCTTACATCTTAATATCTCGTACTTACCAGTGCTACTAGCACGGTAGTTGTCCATCTCAGCCTCGGTATAAAAATAAAACTCCTCGCCGCCGCTCTTTACAATATATAGCGGCGTTACTGCTCTATATAAACGACCTTCCATTACAAGAGGTCTCATATATGTAAAGAAGAATGTAATTAGTAGTAGTTCTATACTGGAGCCATCTGAATCCGGTTAATCCCATATTTCTATGGGGCCTGACTATATCTTACTTATCACTTTGACAGTAATAAGGACACCTTTTCAGACTGCGTACCAATAGCAGCCTTACTCCTCCGATTCGAGGATAGTCGATACAGGTTCACCTATTAAAAGGTTTTTCCCACGGTATTACCTTTAGCTTTACCTAGTAAGGTTTCACCGTTAGCAAATTCAAACTGAATTTACCCAAGTGGTAACTTGAAAAGTGTTACACAGCCAATTTTATTTAGCATCACATGTAATTACAATCTTATCAAAGTTCATTTTTGAAACATCGAACTTATCATTTCCAAATCCTCCACCAATTACTTTGATGATATCAGAGTATTCTTGGTTAGAAAGGATTTTATCAATAGATGACTTAAGAGGACTTAATACTTTACCTCTCAACATATAAATGCAGTCAGTCTTCTCATTGCGAGCTTCTACCGCTGCACTACCAGCACTTAACGCTTAATCCAATATTTCTATTGGTACAGACTATTTCTTTAACTCCGGTTTGTCAGACCATCATCGTTATTTACCTTTTCCTAAAGCGTGTCAATAGCTTCAGTACTCTCCTACAAAGGAGATAGTCGTTACAGCTTGTTGGTTGTTTTAAAATGATTTAAATTTTTCTTTATTTGCTATTTTCCTAACTTCCTCTTCTTTAATTGGAAGGAAGCTGAGTTTTTCTAAAATTTCAGAGGGTGATAGTCCTAAATCATATAACTCTCTAATTGAAAGTACATCTTCTTTCTTTATTTTACCTGCATTAAGACTCGCTTGCTCAGAAGAGAGTGCTCTAGCTTTTGTAGAGTGCCACTTAATATTCTCTTCATTGTGATATTCAGGTAGAATATTCTTCCATGTTTCCCAATTCCAGATTTTATGAAAACCGGACTTTCCAATTCTATCTTTATATAATTTATAAGCTTCTCTTTGGACGATTCTATTATTATATAGTTCTCTAATTATTACGATATCTTCCTTAGTTAGTTTTGCCATTCCATTTTTTTCACCTGAATCTAGGTTTTGTTCCGCTCCTTCTCCACCAGAAGTCATATTATATCCATCTAAATAAGTATTATATTTTTCAATATATCTTTTTTCTAACTCGTTTAATTTAGACTTATCAACTTCTTCTATTGTTTCTAGAATTTCCCATTTAAAGTTTTCTTTTCCATATTTTCTTATTGCTTGATATAAATAATTATTGTAACTTGGAAGATTTTCTTTGTAAGCTGCCCAAAAATGAGTTGTAATTCTTTTCTCTATATAGATACTCTGTCCAATATAAGAATGACCGTTTAATATGTTTGTTATTTTATATATGCCTATCATACATCCTCCTTTCTTTTTTTATTTTTTATTTTTAAAACAACAACCAACCTTGCCACGAGATTAACTTCAACTTAATATGTTTTGACAGAACATAAATACTTGCTAAGTCTCCCTCGTTAGCTCATTTATAAAATGAACCCCGCTGACTAGCGGTAAGATAAATAAGGGCCTAAGCTACTTTGTACCCTCTACAAGCAATAGGTTGCGCTCTGATGCGACCTTGCTTGTGCAGTCGATGAACTTGTTACTAAGTGCCATCTTTGCTTTCAAACCTTTTTCTTTTGGTTTAATTGCCCTTGCCGCCTCTTTTGCTTTTCTCGCGGCATCCCTTGCTTTTCTTGCTATAAGAGCCTTATCCGCAATTCCTTTTATTTCTTTCTCATTCAACTCCATCCACTGTTGAAGTGCTTCGATAAATGCGGCAACCTGATTTTTACATCCCATGGCCACGACTCTTGTCTTGACTTGGCTATCATATGACACACTAGGACTCGTAGCATTGAATACCATATACATGCCCTCTTGAATGTCATCACCAGAAAGGTTATCTTCTTTCTCTTTAAGCCAACCCTTATCTCTGAAAAACTTATTCATTTCTCTTGTAATAGCGGTCTTAATCTGAGTTAAGATTGGACTCTGTTCTACTAATCCTGTATTAACATAAGTCACAAAAGTAGAAGAGTAGTTCCCAGTATAGGTCATTACTAAATCCAATTTGTTCTTTCCAACGGCACTTGAAACAGAGAGTCTATTTTTTATAATCTCAGTATCCTTAACCGCATCATCAACCAAATCATGTAAGCCACTCTTTGATTGGAAAACCTCTTCTTTACCTTTGTAATTAACATTGAATGTCAATCCCGGACACAAGCAAGCCAGAGTCTTTAAAAGACTTTTGATTCTCTTGTAATCTACTTCAGGATGCTCAAAAAACTCTTCTGAAGCTGTCCATTTTACTGTTGTTCCGCGGGGTTCAACAGCTTTTCCAGTTTCCCTCTTTTCAAAGAGTCCTTCTTTAAAGACCACGGTCTCATACTCCTTACCGCTCGATGTGTGCACGGTCATATCGTGACTTAAGAAGTTTGCAAGCTTGCCACCAATTCCAAATGAACCGAGGGAGGTTCCCTCATAAGACCCGTCCTCTCTATACTTGCCCGAGGTGTTGAAAACACTGAACGCCGCCTCAAGCACAGTCTTACCATCTTCTCTCTTAAGGTTAGGAATAAAACCTTGACCATTATCTTTTACTGAAACGGTCGCTTCATTTATATCAATAGAAATATTATCACAATTTCCTATTGTGTATTCATCAACAGCATTAGAGATAATCTCTATTAGCAACTGTGTAGCATATGTGCAATCACCCGCGTAGACACCCGGCTTTAATCTAGTAAAGTCACGCGGATTAAGAGATTCTATACTTGTTTCACTGTATAATTTTCCCATTCGCATTTATCCTTTCTCTAAATCTAATTTTACTAACATATCTATTATATCATATTTTTATTTAAAAATCAAATAAAGCAATAATTTCTTATTGCTTTACTTTTTTCCTTGATTCTATAGCATCTCTGTGAATGCTGTTAATTCTTGAAAGACAAGCTTCTTTTAAAATTTTACCTAAATGCTGCGGCATAAAATCTACACAATTAGAACATGCATTATAGTTCGTTTGATAGTAGTTTTTACCAAGCCCGCCATGAACATGACCATGAATATTATAGGCAAAAGGTAGGAAGATTGGCTCATGCGATAACAAGATTTTTTCTCCAATGAAGAGCGGGCCAGAATAAACTTCATCAAAAAGCTTGTTATCTATTTCTACTCTATATTCTGCATCAGAGTTGTCCATGCTATAAGATTCAACAATCTCAATTTTATCTTTTGGACACAACTTTGACAAGAGATTAGATAAAGAATCCTTCTTTCCTTCCCAAAAGTCTACATTAAAATAAAGTGTTTCAACTTTTCTTTTATAATAGCTTAACCCAGTATCATGGTTACCTGCAATAAGAATTTTCCTTCCCGCCCGCAAATCTTTAATATATTCATAATCTCCAACATCACCTAGGATGATTAAGGTATCATTCTTCGTAACAATAGAGTTGATTATCTTGACTTGCTCTGCGGCGGCCGGCCATTCTTCATACGCGGCCTTGATATCTTCATCGCCAAAGTGAGGGTCTCCATATACATATATCGAGCCCTTGTCCGCCCATTCTTGAAAATATTCATATAACTGTGGCATCATAAAGTTATACCTCCTGTAAATGATATTTCTTAACTAAAATTTCATATTTTTTATTATTACTTGTTGCAAGAGCATCAGCTAATTCATTTCCCATGACTCCCGCATGACCTTTAACTTTCTCTATTGTCAAGTTAGGAATTGGAAATTGCACTTCATCATATAATTGAGTCATTAAGTCATAATTTTCAACTATTTGCTTTTTAGAATTCTTCCAACCATTTCTCGCCCAACCAAAAATCCAATTAGTAACAGCATTTACAACATAAGCAGAATCAGAATAACAAATAAAATTCTTATTCTTATTTGCTCTTGCGTACTTAATTGCGGAAAGCATTGCTTTTAATTCTTCTCTGTTGTTAGTAGTATCTTTTGATTGGACAGATTCTTTATGAAGAATCGCATTTCCTTCAATAATGACAACGCCATAGCCGCCAGGCCCCGGATTACCTAAACAACTTCCATCTGTATAAATTTCTATCTTACTCAACATCCTCTAAATCCTCTATGTGAAGTTTGGTTTTCTCATAGTGATTCAAAGCCTTAAAGTATTCATCTTGAACATTTTCTCTATTAAACCAATAGTCAGGGTTCAAACCATAGTATTCACAATCTTTCAAAATCTTTAAACAATTAGTTACAAATTCTTGAATTGCTGGATGCATTAAAAGCTTATCATTTCTCTTCTTCATCCACCACTTAAATTCTGCGGTAAATGTGAAATTATTCTTATTATAAGCGATTCCCGCACCGATATAATCACAAAGCAGTTCCATTGCACAATCAAGAGGCATCAATAAAGCTTCGCCGCCATTATCAAAGTTATCAACCCAGTATTCATAATGGTGGTCATTTAAACCTCTGTGATGAAACCATGCTCTTGAATAACCTTTGTCTTTCTTGCAAGTCTCAATAGGAGAACAAGTTCCCTTATAATACTTAATACTTTCAAAAAATTCTGTCGGTAAAAATTTTGACATATCATGCTTGATTCCTCTCCATGGCATACCAAGCTTGAAGCAATAGAGACCAACCCAATACTTATGCTTACAAATCTTCTTTAAGTGAGAAAAAGCATTTTTAATCAACATAGAAATCCTCCTAATATACCTATTTTCATTTATAAATATATTATATCAAATTTTTTGGTAAAAGTCAAGTGCGGCGGCAGGCATAAAAAAATAGGGGAAGTCCATATAAAATGAACTTCCCCTTAAGGTGTTTTAAATATATTTTGTATATTTTAAGCTAATCCATCCCGCACCAGATGTAAGTCTTCCCCATCCATCTTTTGTTTCAATGATGTGGTATACCTCACTTCTGTGAATTTGAGATGTTACTGGATATTCAACACCAGGCCCTTTTCTTACATTGAGCGTGGTTGCTGTTACGCTTATTTGCTTGCCTGGATACTCCTCTGCATGAGCCGCAGATTGAATTGGCTTAACATCAGGCACTCTTGCCATATCAATGTTATTCGCAGAATAAACTAAGACTGTATGACTTCCCGCCTTAACCAAGATATCTCCCACAAAGAGAGCGCTGTCTGATGCAGTATGTCTAGCATCTGTATAAGCTGTAAAGCCATGTCTTGTATAGAAAGACTGCATTGTTGATGTAGTAGGAGCATTACCATCATATCGCAAAGAAGGTATTACACAACACCATACCGCAAAAACAAAAGCAGAGCAGTCAGTTTCAGTTTTTACTCTTGATGCGATGTAATTATCTACATTAAAATTATGCTTCTTTAACTCCGCATATAAAGTATTTCTCTGATTTTGGTCATAACCAACTAAGTTACTATCAGCAATTTTCTTAGCGATTGCCGCAGCCTGTTTTCCTAAAGAAGGGTCTTTCTCATAACGAAGCATTACATTCCAAGGCTTATTATACCATTCTCTTGTGCAGACTTCTCTTCCAGTTTGGTCACCAGACGCACCATTGCTAATTTTTCCTCTTTCGTCAATAGACGCATGACAAATAGTTGTAGCCATATATTTTCCTCCTTAAACTTTTTCTGTATATTTTAAACTTACCCAACCTTTATCGTTAGCTAACTTTCCCCATCCATCTATCTCTTGGGATATTGTGAAGAGGGAACCTTTTTTAACTGTGGTAACAATAGGATAATCCTTACCAGCACCTTTTCTAACATTAAGGGCATCTGCGGTTACCCTTACTTGACGGGGCGGCAGGCCTTGGTATAAGCGCGCATATCCCGGGTTTCCGAGAGATATCCACGCTCTATTCGTTGCAAGTCTCGCCCAGTCGCCATTTAATTCACAAATCTCAAATATTCCTTTTCCAGTTTGCCCTAAAGCTTTCCCTTTTAAACTTGGTTCAGAACGAAAATTCAAATTGTGTATAAGAACTTCCGCATACAAGGTTGTCGCTTTCTTAGGCACGGCGTTTCCCGGAGAAGGGCGGCCGCCGCATCTTCTACTAACTTCTTCCGCAACTAACTGCAATCTAGTCATTAACCAATTTCCGGGACAGCTTTTACTAGGCTTAAACCAACGATGAACGGTTAAAAGCATTTCATTATCTTTTAATTTATAAGCTAATGCTCTGTCCTTCTCAGGAATCCAGACTAATGTATCTTTTCTATTTCTCTTGCATATATCCTCACACAGGTCGATTAATTTATAATAGACCGTAGAATTGAATGCATATGGCTCTTTCATATCTGAAGCACACTCGATAGTAACCGCTCTTTGGTCATTCTCGTTGCTAGAAGAGCACCAAGACCTGTAATCTTCATCTACTACTAAACATACATCGCCTTCAGTACCAATTCCATAATTGCAGCTTGCTTTAATTTCTTTACTCAAGAAGCATCCGCCTATATTCTTAGCACTAAGTTGTCCAACAACACAGTGAGGGGTAATTCTATCTATTGCATGAGTTCTTTTTCCGCTGTGATTTGGACTTTTAACTTCACAAGTTACTAAAGGACTATTCATATTATCCTACTCCTCCTTCTGCGGCAGGGGCTTTTTTCTTTGATTCAAGTTCCTTTTCTTTCATAGCACTTTCAAAGACAAGGCCGCCTACACTATTTTCTTTAGCAGACTTTAAAGAGTAGATACCATATCCAATCACTTCTCCAACAACCGCTCCAATTAAAGCTACTAATGGAGTAAAATCTATAGAAGTTCCCGCAATAGATGCAATGTAAAGCATTTTAATCATTGCCCATCCAGTGAAAATCTCAATTAAAGTACAATTAAGGAATAAGAAACCAATCAATATTTTTGAAGTGGTAAGCTTATTCTTCTTCTTTGCAAACTCTTCTTTTTCTGAATTAACTTTGTGTTCCCTTTCAAGCAAAGGCTTTTCAAGTTCCCATCTTTTTTCCTCTTGTTCTACTCTTTTTTCTAATTCTGCAACTAATTCTTCTTTTTTAAACTGCATACCTTTCTTTTCCTCCTTTCCTCTTGAAACATTATATATTTAAAAAGACCTCTTGTTAGGAAGTCTTTTTTATCGCAATTACATCTTTTCGGCTAATTCTGCAATTCTTGAACGATAGATATTTTGAAGTTCCACTTCTGCATAAATATCTTCTCCTCTAAACACTTTAGATACTCTCCGCATACCATTGTTCTCACCCGCATACATAGACATATCTACTTGAGTGTCTTCATCTCCATCTAAGATGCAGACACTATCCTCTCCAATTCTTTGAAGAGCAAGCTTCATTAAATCAATATCGAGGTTCTGTGCTTCTGTGATGTAGACTGCGGAGGGGATGCCTGAAGTATCATATCCTCTAATATCTGACATTGGTAAGAGAACCAATACTCCATCATCAATCATGCGTTCTACAGCGATGCGGTCTCCTAGTTTACTCACTAGGAAGTTACCAATCTGTGAATCCAAGAGCTTGTCATTCTTATCACCGGGGTAAACTTAACTTTATAACTTTCATTATAAACCTGACTATATCTTATTTTAAACTTAAACTATTTTTTAAAGAAATATATTTATCATATTTTCTTTTTAAAAATCTTGTTTGACCATTATATAAAGCATCGAGAATAGAAATAACCTGTAATCGACCTCTCCATTGTGCATGCCAAGCAGAGGTATAAAAATGTTTATTAGGTTCTTTTTTATTAATTAAAGAGTTTATAAGAAGCTGAAAATCAAGTACTTCTTGTTCATAATATGCGGTATACGATAAAGTAACATCTTTAGAAAAATCTTTACTACAACTAAGTCCGCCATCTCCATCATACAAGCCAAGAATATATGAGGTTAAATATTCTTTAGGAATCTTTTTATACGGAATCTCTTTTACTTCGTAAGTTTTTCTTGGAATAATATCATATTTTTGTAAATCTAAGAATATTTGTTCGTCTAAAAACTCTATAGAACAACAAGTGCTATTCTCTCTTTTGTCATATATAATATTACAACCAAGGTTTAAATCTTCTCTAAATTTTTCTAAAAGCTCTTTATCTCTTTCTTGTAGTTGTAGTCTTATTCTGCCAGTTGAGCCATAATGGTCAACACTACCATCTGTATACAAAAGTCCAATCCAATAAGCTTTTGTTGGTGAGTCAATGACAGAAAAGTAATCACTTATCATATTGCGATTTACTCTTTTTTTATTTTTTAATTTAATATCTAATTCTTCTAGTCTCTTAGCTACAGTTTGTTGGTTTAAATTACAGTATTTAGCAATATCTTTTAAAAAAGCTCCATTTTCAATCATTATTTTGATTTGGTTTATCTGTTCTTCAGTTAGAAGTTTTTTACTTCTTCCACCTCTAATAGATACATTATTTTGTCTTAATATTTTTTCTATTCTTACTCTCGTTAAATCCTGATGCTTTTTCAATAATTCAGATATTGACTTTCCACTTATATATTCATTAACAACTTCTTGTTCTTTCATCTCCGTTCTCCTTATAAACTCTATTTTAGGTAGTTAGCGAAGATAAAAATTAAAATATAATGGTTTTTCGTTTAAAATCCTCGCACTTCGGGATTGTATCCCTACTCTACTCATTTCCATTATCTCTAATGTATTTTCGATAGTCGATGAACCTTCCTCTATTCGAGGCTTGGCTGCTGATTACCCAATCTTTTTAATTCTCAAACTATTACGCTTAGACATTTTTCATTCTTACGCTGTAGTTTAAAAAGCTCTAAGGGTGTTCCAGCAATTCACGAGGTTTTATCCTTGAGCCCTACCCCATTTCTGACCCAAGCTTAGCCGCGCCTTTCGCGGCAACAGTGTTAGTAAATACAATGATGCGGTCAATCTTCCCTCTCTCTAGCTGAGAAAGCATATAAGCAAAAGAAAGACAGCTTTTTCCGGTTCCCGCATGACCTTTTAAAAGTGTTATCTTGCTAGTAGAAAGAGCATCCATAGCAATTTGCTGATATGGGTCTCCATTCTTAGCAACAGTCTTTCCAAACATCCTTGACTCAAATTTATAATAAGGCACAGGAATGTACTCTTCATTGCTCCACTTATATTTATCAATAATCTTATCTGAAGAATCCTTAATAAGCAAATATTCATTATCAAGAAGATTGAACAGATTAAGATTACTCTGCTTAATTTTTTCATAAAATTCCGCAAGTTGCGTATCATCGAGAATAACTTCCTTAAAACCTTGGTAGTTATCTCTCTCTAGGCTCGGTCGTTTCACGGATAGACCAAGGGCCGCCGCAATTTCTCTGCAAGCTTTGTCATGTGTTACAAAAGTAACATCAACTCCATCTTGCTTTAAGTGATATGCGGAAGCTATGATTTTTGTATCAGGAATCTTCTCAAAATCATAATCTGCAATAGCAAGAAAGTATGATTCCTTATAAAGTACAACTTCAAACTTATCTTCATTTTCGTCTAATAAGTTCAAAATCTTCCTTGCATGATACTTTGTTTCTTCATCTTTTGTTCCAGAAGTCTTAATCCCTTCTAACTCCTTAAGGGTGATACTGGAAATGTAGAATTTGTCATCTAGCTCAAATGCTTTCTCTTGTGCATTAAGTAAGCTACAGGTGTCAAAAAAGAGGTGATTTGTTGTCATATCACATTTTTCCTTTCCTTATGCCTAAAATATAGTAAATCTCTTCAAGATATATTATTTTTCTTCGTTATCATTTAATCTACTTTGCTTAATTTTGTAATCATCTTGACTCTTGAAGGACGCTTGCAGAGCATTTTCTCTTGCGGCAATTTCTTTCTTTAACACAAGAATCTTTTTTCTCCGCATATTAAGTTGTCTGAACATTGCTTTTGCGGAAGGGTCTTCAGCATTGAAAATCTTATATTGCTTAATAGCCTTAACAAAATTTTCTAATTCCTTAACCTTTTGCTTTTCTAGCTGTAGTTCATACTTTACAGCCTTAATCTCCGCTTTCTGTTCAGCAAAGCGGCAACCAGTAAACTTAGAAAATTCATCCCCTTCTCTTAACTTAGATAAAGCACTGAAATGCTTACCTAAATGTTCAACACAAACATAAGAAATATGATTTAATTCACTAGCATGTGAGCATCTAAACCTCATATATTCACCTCTTTCTAAAAATAATTTAATATAATATATCATAATTATATTATACCAAAAAATTCTTAAAAAGTCAAAAAAATGCCCCTAGCTATTAACTAGGGGCATTATATTATCTAATTTTTATTCGGAAGACTCCGCCAAGCCAACAAAGTGCGGCGGCAATGTTAGGAAGCATTTCCTTTGTGAAGGTAGTTCCCAAGAGCGAGTTAATTGCAGTAATGCACCAATCACCCACTGTTACTTTGGTAATGAATCCGAAAATCCAACCGACACCTAGACACAAGAATGGGCCGAGAATAACCCTGATAACTAGCGTGATAAAAGATACAGTTGCCGCCTTTTGCTGCTCCTCAGTAATAGTAATGTTTGTATTTTTCATAGAAGCTCCTTTTTAAATATTCAATAATGATACGCTATTTAAGTTATGATACTCTAATTTCTGTTGAATATCTGCCATAATAGCGTCAATAGATACAGGGAAACAATTATGTGCATCAAGTTCTACATGATACACTAGACCTTTATCAAAATCACACCACTTATCCTTAGAGTGAATATGTCCGCAAAGAGAAATAATCTTTCTATTGAGCGGTGTATCAACATCGTAATTTGCTGTTACGCAAGGATAATGCGATAAATAAAAATTCTGCTTACCAAGTTTTAAGAACTTACCATCACAAATCTCGATAACATTAGGACATTCTGCGTAAGCCTTAATCTTAGTGGTTGTATCATGGTTGCCGCATATAATGTGAATCTTTCCATTCAATCTCTTTAATGCGGCAATGCCTGCTTCCATATTTGAGAGAACCACATCACCAAGTAAGTAAACTTCATCTTCTTGCTTAACAACGCTATTCCAATTTTCAACAATCTTTTCATTCATTTCTTCTACTGAAGAAAAACCGCGAGGTTCATAAATGAAAGGCTTGTCGTGTGAAAAGTGTGTGTCACTTGTAAAAAATACCATTCTATTCTCCTTTTCCTTCTATTTTTTCTATTATTTCACGCTTTCCTAAATCATCGCAAGTGTAAATAAAAATGCGATTGAAACTTTCTTCAAAAGTAGGAGTGTTATAACTGACATACATTTGAATAATTTGACTTGGTGGGACAAATTCTCTACCACTTCTCTGATGGTTTCTCTTGAGTGCTAATGCAGGAGAAACTATCATACAGATAGCAATAACCTCGCATCCTTCTAATGCACCTCCAAGGCTGTTTAACAATTTTGTACGAGACTTTGCATTCAAATGGGTCGCATCTGCTATAACAGTATCGCCATTATTCAGTCCTTCTGCAATCTGTTTAATGTACTCCTTATAAACAAGAGACTCTTTAGAAAAATAAGGTTCACCTTCTTTTAAAAGACTGAATCTTATCTTATCTCTTGATACCACAAGAACTTTGCCATTAGGGCTTTCTTTCTTTAAAGTCTCTTCATGCTCTCTTATCCAAGTGCTTTTTCCGCTTGCGGGAATCCCGCAAAGATCATACAATCTCTTGTTCATTTTCCCTTCTTTTCTAAAAAACTTTTCTTAACTTATAAATATATTATAACAAAAATTTTTAAAAAAGTAAAGTGGGAATGTTAAATTCCCACTTTATGAACTCTGAACTGAGATATGTAATTCTCAAACTCAACTGCTGTATCAGGATATTCTACAATAACACCTTCAGATATATTGATATTGAACATTCCAATAGCAGATTTTCCATCAAAAACATGACGACCTCTTCTGCAAATTATATCGCCATCAACTAAAGTTGCTTGTTTTACAAATTCTAAGGTGTCATAGATTCCATTGATGGAAATATACATTTTTTTCATTCCCATATTGAATCCTTTCTGCGGCAAGGCAAAAACACCCCCGCCGCTTTATATTGTATGAAATCCTCCTCGTTGTAATTAACCTAAATTGACCTAGTGCTTCAAGAGATACTCCCTAGATACATTTTTGAAGCTAAAGGTTGGGTCATCAACCTTATAGTAAACATATCCTTCTCTTGGGCAATCTTCGTGTCCCTCACACACAGAAGGAGAGTAAAATCCATCTGCGGAAACCTTCATTTCATCTTCTGTATCTGGCAAGATATACTCTTCATCAACAATAGGAACAGTCTCCATGAACAAATCATTCCATCTCGCTCTTGCATCGAGAATATCAAGACGGCCGCTCACATTATCAGTCCAATGAAAGCAATAGAAGTGAAGATTATCAAGTTTATGCGGATTCTTTTGAATGTCTGGCCCGCAAATCTCTCCTTGCCAGCATACCCACTTTCTCTCGGGATTTTCATTGAGCCACTTCTTCATCTTCTCTTCAATGTTGTAATACTCTGCTACTTCCCAGTAGATATTTCTTGCTCCATAGTAGCACTCCTGCTCCTTATTCTTCATTCTAACATTGCGGGAGCAGACATAAAACTCGTACTTTCCAAAAGGCTTCTTTTCAAGGATAAAGGTTCCACTGGAGCCGTCGCACTTCTCTGTTCTGCGGAAGGTGCTCTTATCCTGCAACACCCAAGGCATGTTCTCGACTCTCTCTTGGTCTGTTTTTGAAACGCCCTCGAATTTTCCTACCGGCCATGCATGGTTATTGGTAACAACCACCTTGCCAAAAATTGCATATAGCAAGGCTTTACCCCACTGCCGCTTCATCAACCATCTGAATGGCGGCTTAGCAAATAACTTACCCATCTTCTGAGCCATCTTCTGATACTTATCAACACCTTTGTCGCTAGACTTTCTCTTTCTGTCAAGAGCATCAGCATAAGTGACACCAATAGTCTCAGTCAAGAAGTCATTAAATGCATAAACAACACCCTTATCTGTAACAACTTTATCCTTTTCCTTGTCATAAGTCCAACCGAACTCGCTTACTGGAAGCATCAATCCCTGAGAATAGAAGTGACCACTAGGGGTTTTGAACTTCTGAATCTTGATTTTGTAATGCCTTGCCGCCAAAAATTCAAAAGGATGAACTGCCGGAACAAGAGAATCAATCTCAAAGTAGATTCCCAAGTCTCCAACATTAAAAGCACCCTTAGGAACCATGGTCTCCCATCCTCCAACAACTGCTGCCTCAACTCTATCTTTACCCTCAATAGGCTTAATCTCATTTACTCTTGCAATATAGCACAACTCTCTAAGACCAGTATTATGATTAACCATATTTTCCCTCCTTATATTTTAACTGGATAGCCACCAGCCGCTAATTCACTCAAGGTAGCTTCCAAATCAATAGCCTCTTTACCTGCGGAAAGCATTAACATTTGTTTATCTCCGTCACGAGGATAAACTCTGTAATCATGAAAATGACCAAAAGTCCACAGTTTATAATTCAACTTCCTCTCAAGAGAGCCAAAGCATCTCTCCATTGTCTTATCAATCATTGATTGGTCAATACCAGACCAAAACAAATCAGCTGGTTCATAACTAATTGGGCAAGTATGAGACATAACTAACTCAATTTCATCGCCCTTTATATTTACAATCTCTTCTGCAAGGCGCATATCCCCTTCATCCATTTGCTCTTGCGGGAACCACTTTTTCCCTGACTGTAAACGCAGAAACTTGTCTGCTGAATATGCACCGGGCAAGACTAGAGTCTTTTTATCGAGAATGGTGTAGATGTGTGGAAAGTCTAAAGCATAGTAAATATTCTGATATTTCTTTTCAACAAAAGCAATACTGTCGAAAATGGGTCTCATTTCATACTCACCCTCTCTTATGTAAGAAACAATCTCTGGTCGCTGCTCATGATTACCTCTGATACAAAACAATTTAATCCCTAAGCTGTTTACTTCTGCCTTGACTCTATCGTCCCTTTCATCAAGAAAGTAATGAAATCCGACATCCCCCAATAGAATCAAAACATCATCTTCTGTGGGTTTATGCGGCAGCCGCTTTAAAAAAGCTCTAATTGGCTCTACTGAGCCATGAATATCCCCCATAACATATACACTCATACTCTCACTCCTTTATTTTATCTTTTGTAAATATATTATAACAAAAATTTTCAAAAAAATAAAGTGGAGACAATTAAGTCTCCACTTATTCAATGCATTGGGGTTGGAACTACAGAAGAATCTTGTGCCGGAGTGATTGGTTCACCTACAGGCTTATTGTCCTTATCAATCTCTTGAAGAGAAACAATCTCGTTCTTTTTCAAAGTTCCTGTTGAAGCAATAAATATCCCAAGCGCCGCCTTAGCATCTTTTCCAATATCTCCGCTTGGATTGGAAACCATAACAACTCTCTTGCGTTCATTTCCATCTTTAGTTTTAAAAGTGATTAAAAAAGTTCTAAACATTTTTACCTCATTTCATCATGTAATTTTATCATTAACAAAGCAGATTCCTCTAAAACAGCGGTAATATGCTGTTGCAATGCAGTTGAAGCCTCAGCTTTATATTCTAACTTCTCAAAATAATATTTTAAATCATAATAAGTTGAGAGAGAATCTTCATTTCTTAAGATAGAGTCATCTCTGCTCCTTAACTCCATATATCTTTTATAAGTCTCTTCAGATGCTTTGATGCAATCTTCATAAGGCTCATTATTCATGTATTTTTCACAAAATTCTTTTAAGAATAAGGCTCTAGCAAGAGTCTTATAAGTTGTCTTAGAAACCTCTTTAAGATAACGATTAACCTGACCCCTACTAGCCTTAATACTTCTTGTTTTATCATAAATAGAGATAGCTTCTCTCATGCCGATAAAATCACTTGAAAAAAGCCCACCATAAATTGGGTTTAAAATGCAATGTTCAGTGAACAAAGTCTCTACATAATTCAGATTGCACTTTCTAAGATTCTCAATGTAGTGCTGAATGGTCATAACATTACAATGTTCACCATTAGGCAAATGTAACTCCTTTGCCCAATTACCTCTTCCAAAAGCAGAATCTTGTAAAGAGGGAAGGACAACGCATTTAGTATCAATATCAGAATTTTCAGTTCCTAAGCCATAATTTTGGCTACCATAAAGGAAAATTCCTACGATACTATCTGTATCAATAGTATGAGCACAGACATAATCATAATGCTCTTTAAGTCCTTCAGTGATATTTCTCATGCGGCAACCCCTTTCCTCAAAATCCCTCATTTATTTTCTAAATCTATTATACCAAAAATTTTTATAAAAATCAAGCGGCCGCCGGACAATCCCTTGTACATACCGAGGGAACACACATGATCGACCGGCGGGCGTCG